TCACATCACCGCCATCGCGCTCCGCCCGCAACTGGCAGGGCGAGAGCGGGCGAAGCCCCAGCCGCTTCGCGCGGTGGCTGATCGAGACTTGCCCGCGCGCCAGGTCATATTGCGCCGGGCCGATGCGCCATTCCTGCGCCAGCGCCCCCTGGGCAAGGCTCAGCTGCGGCTGCACCACCGCCTCGTCCAGCAGCACGAAGCGCTCACCGGCGGGCCGCATCGCCGCCATCTCTGGCTCCGAGCCTAGGCGCCCGCGCAGCAGCAGAGACAGGCGATAGCTCCGCGCGGCGATCAGTTCCGCGCGCTGGAACTGGATGATCTCCCAGCCCGTCTCCATGCTGCCAATCGCTGCGGCATTGGCGCCCTGCAGGAGTTCCTCTTCGCTCACGGATGAGAGGTCTCCCGTCGTCAGCTGCACGTCCAGAACGGTGCCGCGGTCGAAGCTGTTGAGCGGCCCCGCCGCAGCCTGGCCCGTCAGCACCCCCATTGTCGCTCGCGTCTCGATTAGCCGGTTGAAGCTGAAGGCTGATGATCCGGTGCGCCGGTTCACCGCCAGTGCGCCGGGCCATGGCCGCGCTGTTGCGGCAAACCACGGCGCATGCGCCAGAACACCGTCGGAAGCGAGCGGCAAATCGAGGATCTGCGCGCTTGGCCTGCCATAGACCACCGCGGCCGCCGCACCCTCGCCGCGCTGCGGCGCATCGGCGGGGGTGAACACCGAGGCATCGAACCTCCGTCCACGGATCTTCCGGAAACTCCCGTCGGATACCTCCTCAACCCGCAGCCGGACCGCGCCGCTGTCCAGCGCGAGATTCACCACGTCGCCCGGCTCCAGCGCCAGGAAGGACGGGGGCAGCGCCAGCTCGGCCGCCTCGCGCGCCGACCACGCCTCCTGCAGGCTCACCTCGGCGCGCTTCTGCGCCTCCGCCTGCGCCACCGCGGCGGCAAGCTCGATCAGCACGTCGCGCCGGCTCGATCCGCCGGACTGCCGCGCCTCCACAGCGGCGATCCGGTAATCGAAGCCCGCTTCGATATAGGCGAGCTTCAGGCGCTGCGGCAGTTCCGTCTCCTGCGCCCGTGTCATCTGGTAGAGCGGCCGGTCCTGGTCGGTTTCGACCAGAACGCCCGCATCGGCGGAAAGCGCGGCCGTCCTGTTCCGCATGAAGAAGCGCAGCCGTCCGCCGCTCTCCACCGCATCGACGCCATAAACCGTCATGATAGCCTCCAGCGCGTCCCGCGCTGACATCACACGGTCGACCTGGAAGCCCGTGACCAGTCCTTCGACGCCGCCCACATCGACCGTGTCGATCCCGTAGCCCGCGCAGAGCTCCTCGATCAGCCGCGCCAGGGTCAGCGCGCCGATCCGCCCATTGAGCCAGTGCCCGCGCCCGTAATTCACGGCATCCGACCAGATGTCGGAGCGCGCGGGAAACTGCGGAAAGGGCCTTGCATCCCAGGCCCAGAAGAAGATCCGCCCCGCATCCACCATCGGCCCGCCGTAGAGCGGCGAGACGGGATTGTGCGCACCCGACACGGACCAGTATTGCGACAGCGCCGTCACATAGCGGTTCTGGATAAGATCATCGCGCCCGCCGTTCGAAAAGCGCGGCAGCAGGTTCTCGGCCGATTTCGCATCGATGAAGGCATTGGGCTCGTTCGTCGCCTTGTCGACGGCCGCACACCCCGCCTCGGTGAACCAGATGGGTTTCGCGCGCGGCACGAAACCGGTGGGCGTCGTCCGCTCCACCCCGCCTGGCCGGTCGAAATGCTGATTGCTCCAGAAACCGCTGAGGTCCTTGAAGCGGAACACCCAGGGCTTGCCATGCGCCCCGTCGGTGATCGGCGTGCGGATCTGTGCCGCGCGCTCGGCGTCATTGCGGTAGAACCAGTCGAAGCCCTCGCCGCCCGCGATATTTGCCTTGAGATAATCCGGATCATAGATCGAGGCATGTCCCGCCAGCAGGTCGCTGTGCTGGGAGCCGTCGCGCCAGTCGCTGAGCGGCATGTAATTGTCGATGCCGATGAATCCCACGGCGGGCGAAGCCCACAGCGGATCGAGGTGGAAGAAGAGATCGCCCGTTCCATCCTGCGGCCGGTGCCCCGAATACTCCGTCCAGTCCGCGCCATAGGAAACGAGCGCCCCCGGCAATATCGCCTTCACTTCGGCGGCCAGCGTCACCAGCCCCGCGACGAAGGGAAACACATCGCCCGCGCGCCTCAGCGTCGTGAGGCCGCGCAACTCGCTGCCGATCAGGAAGGCATCCACCCCGCCCGCAAGCTGGCAGAGCCTGGCATAATGCAGCACCATGCGGCGATAGCCCCAGCCCGCAGGGCCGGAATAGGACACACCGGTGCCAGCGCCCGAAAAATGCGAGGGGTTCGCATTGCCGAGGAAGGCCGCGATCTCGTCCGCCACCGCCTCCGTCTTGTCCGGGCTCCCCACACGCCCCGGCGCCACGGAGCAGGTGATGCGCCCGCGCCAGGGATAGGCCGCCTGCTGCGCGCCCCCATAGGGGTCGGGCTTCCCGTTGTCCGCCGCAATGTCCATCAGCACGAAGGGGTGGAACATCACCTTGATGCCGCGCGCCTTCAGGTCCGTGATGGCGCGGATGACGGAGGCATCGGACGGTGTCCCGCCATAGGCCGGCCCGCCGCCGCTCTCGCTCACCTCATGCGCCTCCGCGCGGGACGTGCCGCTCACCAGCCATGTCTCGGGCTCGGTTGGCTTGAAGCGGTTGTCGACACCGGGCTTCACCTCGCAAATGCCGCAGCGAAGATCGGTTCCGAACCACGCCGTCACCAGCGAGGCCCATTGCAGGTTCCGGCACGACGATGCGAGCTGGCCCACGGAGACGTTCCAGTCGCTTTCGCCATTTGCGGCGTGGGCGTTCTCGGTCTCGGTCACGCCCTCTTCCACCTCGCGCGTCACCACCGTGGTGTCGTAGCCGAACTCGGTCGCGCCGGGGATGATGCTCACCGCGCGCACATGGGTCTCGGCACCGCCCCCCGCGCGGATCACCTCGAAGGAGAGCTGCGGCAGCCGGTTCCCGAAATCCGCCAGCGGCAGCCGCTCGAACACGATATAGGCAAGCCCGCGATAGGCCGGCGCGTTCCCGGCGCCCAGCTTCGCCACCATCAGGCTGTCCGGCTCCTGCGTCTCGCTTCCCCTGTAAAGCCGCGTGGTGACGCCGGAGAGGTCGAATTCCTTGCCGTCGGCCCACACCCGGCCGATACGGTCAATTTCGCCCTCGCAAAGCCCCACCGCGAAGTTTGCGAAATAGCTGTAGGTCCTCACCTTCGTGCCGCGGCTCCCGCCGCCGCCCTTGCCACCCTCGCGTTCGGTCGTCCGCTTCTCCTCGAAATCCGTGGCCCAGATCACCTGGCCCGCGATCCGCATGCTCCCCCAGAGCCGGGGGATCGGCGCTCCCTCGGAGGAGGCCATCACGCGCAGGTCCGTAAGGCGCGGCCCCTTCACAGTGCGCGAGGAACCGAAGAGCTGCTGGTCAACGAAGCTTCCGGCCACGGCCCCCAGCGCCCCGCCGATGAGGCCGCCCACCGGTCCGCCCAGAAGCGTTCCCACCGCCGCACCCGCGGCTTGCAAAACGACGGTTGCCATCAGCCCCTCCCGTCCGGAAAGCGGAAGGCGAAGGCCAGATGACGCAGCCACCAGGCCGAGAGCGCAATCTCCGTCACCGCCGCCCCCTCCTGCGCATGGATCATGCGCGCCCTGCCGCTGGCAATCCCTGCATGCTTCGCCGGCAGATGCGGCCGCCAGCGGAACAGCAGCACGTCACCAGCCTCATACTCCGTAGACGGAATTTCCTTGAGGTGCCTCCGCGCAGCCTCCGCCATCGCTTCCGTGCCGCCCTCCTCGGCCCAGCCCGGCTGATAGGCGGGCGGCATCTCGGGCTCATCACCCATCACCTCGCGCCACACGCCGCGCACCAGGCCTAAGCAATCGGCACCCACACCCTTCAGGCTCGCCTGGTGCCGGTAAGGCGTCCCGATCCAGCCGCGCGCCGCGGCGATGATCGCGTCACTCCGTTCAGCGCTCATCTGTCCTCCCGTGTCGCATAGCGCATCACGGCATCGTCGCCCGGCATGTGCGGGAAGCCGCGGAAGTTCTCGGCATTCATGAATTTCGCCCGGCAGGTGGCGAACTGCTTGTCGCATCCTGCCGTCACCAACACGCGCTCACCCGCCAGCACCGGACCCGCCATGGGCTGCCACAGCTCGACCGTCCCGGCGCGGTGAAGCTTCACCAGCCCCACCCGCCCCTGATTGGCCCCGCCGAGGAAGCTCAGCTCGCCGCGCACGAAATAGCCGTTGTCGAAGTCCGCGATGCCCTGAAGCGTCAGTACCCGCTGTTCCACGCAGGCGATCACTTCCGCCTCGACCCGGAAGTCCGCAACATCCACGCCGCAGCGCTGGTCGCCCAGCTCCGCATCGCAGCCATACTGGAAGATCCGCCCGCGCGGCTGGTTCAGCCGGTGCGCAAGGCCGCGCAGTTCCGCCGTGAAGCCATGGGCCCCGCGCGTCACCTCGCCCAGCGAGCCCCGCTTCAGCAACACCCGCTGGCTCACGTCCTGCCAGTTCACCCGCCAGAGCTCGATCTCCGCATCGTCGAAATCGCCCGAAGCAATCCGCGCCTCGGAGATCCTGTCCGAGGACAGCGCCCCCGAGGCCTCGAGATTGTCGACGGAGAGGCCCAGCGAGGACTCGATCTCGCTCGCCGTGAAGCCCGTCTCCGCCTCATAGGTCACACCGCCAAAGCTCAGCGCCCGGTCATGGTCGGTGAAGCCCATGGTCTCGCCGCTGCGCAGCCTCAGCCGCCAGCAATGGCAGAGCGTCGTCGCACCCGATGCCAGGTGCGCTGCAAGTCCCGCCGGAAGCTGTCTCACGCGCGGATCTCCACCAATGGAATTTGCGGAATGTCGCCCGCCGCGAACTGCGTCAGGTTGATCCGCAGCTCGTCCGTGTCGAAGCGCACCGGCACGTCGAACTCGAAGCCCGCCGTCACCGCGGCACCGGAGGCCGGCGCCTGCGCCAGCGTCACGACCCCGGTGAGAAGATTGACGCTAAAGCCCGTCACCGCCGTTCCCGCCACCGCGATCCGCACGGTTCCCGCCACCGGCTTGGTGATGGTGCGCACATAATCGCGAAGCCCGGAGCCATAGCGTTTGACGAGCTGGAAGCTCGCCCGCGCACCATCGCCAGTGCCGATCGTCTGATCGAAGCGCGAAACCTGTGCCCTCGGCGCGCAAGATTTCCAGTCCATGTGATCCTTGAAGCGAAACCCGATCAGCCGTCCGCGCCGCTCCTCGAAGAAGGCGATCACCTGATGGATGTCATCCAGCGACTTGATGCCGAAGCCCGCGTCATAACGCCGGCGCGAACTGGCCCAGCGGCTGTTGCGCTCTTCAGCGCCCGATCCCGTCACCACGATCTCGGTGCGCCGCTCAGGCCCGCCGGAGCCTCCGCGCGAAATGGCGGTTGGAAAGCGCACATCGTCGAAGCTCATCTCAGAGATTCCTCTGGCCGCGCGCGGCGGCCCTGGTGATCAGTGCTGCGACCTGCGCTTGGCTGCGCTGGAAGGAGGCCGCGTCCTGTGCGGCGATGTTCACCGTCACATTCACCTGCCCCTGCCCGCCTCTCACGCCGAGCTTGCCGTCGGGCCCGCGCGCCAGCGGCATGATGGCCTCAGGCCCAGCCTCGCCCATCAGCCCCGTGGCGCCCCCCATGGGAAACAGCACCGGCGAATTGACGATCCCGCCATCGGCGAAGGGCATCACCTTGCCGATGCCGCTGCCGATCAGATTGCCGAGCGGCCTCAGCGCCTGCCCCAGCGCCATGCGCGAGAGCGAAAGCGCGAGACCCCGCAGCACATCCTGCAGGTTCCGCCCCTGAAGAGCCGCGCCCGCGAAGGCGGTCACCAGCCTGTTGCCCAGGCTCTCGGCCATGCGGTCGAGGTCGCTCATCTGCGCCTTCAGCGCCTCGGTTTCGAGTCCCAGCCTGTCGAACTGATCCATCACACATCATCCGGAAACATTTGCATCAGCTGGGCCAGCCCCGCGCGCGCCATCACATCGCGCCTCGCGCGTGGAAACGCCGCCGCGATCTCGCGCGGGGTCGCCGCCCAGAAAGCAGCGGGGCTCAGCTTCAGAACGCCAAGCCCCAGCCGCATGAAATCGTCCCACGGAAACCGCCCCGTCATGCGAATGTCGCCTTGAGGAGCCGCACCACGATTCCGAGATAGCCGACGGCCCCGCCCTCGACGGTCATCGTCCTCACCTCCTCGTCGGTCACGGCATTGCCCGCACCGCGGAGCCCCGCGCCAATCACGCGGATCGCATCGCTCGCCCCGATCCTGCCGGTTTCGAAGCGTTGGGCGATCGACACCAGGTCCTCGCCGCCATAGGCGTGCTCGATCTCGGCAAGCGCACCCAGCGTCAGGCACAGCGTGTAACGCTTGCCCGACAGCTCGGCCTCGATCTCACCCCTGTGCGCATTCACCATGTGAGACCTCCTCAGATCGCCGTGAAGCTGATCTCGCCCGCGGACTCGAGCGCCAGGTCGAAGGTCACTTCACCGTCATGCCTGCCGCCGAATTCAAGACTCGCGATCTGGAACAGCCCCTCGACCACGCCGAAATCCGGCACGATCACCTGCCATTCGCGGATCAACCCTGAGAAGAAGAGCCCCCGCACCGTCGCATCAGATGCAGCATCCCTGAAGATGCCGGAGCCCCTGACCGCGGCGGACTTGAGCCCCGCGCCAGCCAGCAGCTCGCGCCACTGCCCCGCGGACTCCTGATGCGTCACGTCCACCGATCCCGCATTGAAGGTGATGGCATTGCTCCGCAACCCCGCCACCGTCTGGAAGCCGCCGCTCCCCGTGGCGTCGACCTTCAGCAAAAGGTCCCGCCCTCTCTGTGCTGCCATGATTAAGTTCCTGTTTCTGATTCTCGTCATCCCGGCGAAGGCAGTGTTGTGGTGCCCTAAACCGGCTCCGTCGCCGCGCGGAACCTCACGTTCGCGCCGAAGGTCTCGCCCTGGCGCACGACGCTCCAGAACACGATCCGAAGGTTCACCAGCCGGTGGCCATCCAGGTTCAGTCCCGCGCCGTCGAGCACCGCCTCGATCTCGTCGAGGATCTGCTGCGCCAGCCTGCGGCTCCGGCTGTTGGTCCTCACCGCGAGCACCACGAAATGCTCATGCGCCTTCTGGTCTGCCGTGCTCCAGTCGCGCGTCTCGATCGTCTCGAACAGCACCATGGGTTCACGCCCGCCGCGCGGCCGCTCCTCATGCACATGTCCGCCGCCCAACAGTGCGCTGAGCGGCGCATGCGCCAGAAGCGCCGCCCGCATGGCCTCCGTCAGTGCCTGTGCCGGATTGCTCACAGCCGCACCTCGCGGAACACCGAGAGCAGCGCGTCGAGGCTCACCGGCAAAGCCGGCCGCGTGTCCTCGCCGCGCCCGGCGTAGTAATGCGCCACCAGCATCAGCACCGCCTGGCGGAGTGGTGCTGGCACGGCATCCGGCGCCGTCCCGTATCCGGCGCGCACGCGGATGCCGATGCCGTTCAGCTGCCGCCCCGGCCGCTGCCACTGGCGGGACCCGCGCAGCATCAGCCGCGCGGGCCGCGAGACGGCATCGACCACGTAATGCGAAGGCTCGATCACCGCCTTCTGGTCATCCTCGCCATAGACGGCGAGTTCCTCGACCGAAAGAACCGGCGCCAGCGGGATGTCGATCACGCCCTGCTCCGGCCACGAGTCCCGAAACGAGATCCAGTCCTGCATGATGAAGCAGAGGCCGGTGCGCGCTTCCGCCACGCGCCGGGCAGAGGCGATGAGGGCGCCGATCAGGGCGTCCTCCTCGGTGTGCGTCACGCGCAGATGCGCCTTCGCCTCGGCGAGCGAGACGGGCTCCGCCAGAGGCGGAGCAACCAGTATCGATGGCATGATCCTCAGCGGCTCACGTCGCTGCGAAGCGCATCAGCTTGATCGCCTCGAAGTTCTGCACGCCGCCGCCCACGCGCTTGGTCGTGTAGAACAGCACATAGGGCTTGGCGGAGTAAGGATCGCGCAGCACGCGTACGCCCAGCCGGTCGACCACCAGATAGCCCTGGCCGAAGTCGCCGAAGGCGATGGCGACGCTGTCGGCCGCGACGTCGGGCATGGCCTCCGACTCGGTGATGGGGAAGCCCATCAGCGTGGCGCGGCCGTCAGGCCGGATCGCCGGCTCCCACAGGTAATTGCCGGTCGAGTCCCTGAACTTCCGGATCGTGTTCTGCGTCCTGCGGTTCATCACCCAGCTGGCATTCTGGCGATAGGCGGCGCGCAGCGCATAGGCGAGGTCGAACAGCCGGTCGGACGGATTGGCCGTGGGGAAGCCTGAAGCAGCACCCGACAACACAAAGCCGATGTTGCCCCAGCTCCAGCTCGCATCCGCCACCCGGTTGTAGTCGAGAAAGCCCCTGGGGCGGTTCACGCCATTGCCGGTCACGAAGGCAACGCCCTCCTGTTCGGCGAAGGCCTGCTGCACTTCCTCTGCGATCCACTGTTCGATGTTCACAGCCACATCGTCGAGCAGCGCCTGCGTGGCCGACGGCATGGCGTAGATTTCCATGGTCGGGAATTGCAATTCGGCCAGTGTCGGCGTCGCCGTCTCGGGCCGGGCTGCCGTCTCGCCCACCCAGCCCGTGGCAATGCCTGTCAGGTTGAAGGGCTTGCGATAGCTGGGCGACGACACCTGCCGCACACTCGAGATCGCGCGGATGGGCGAGAAGAGCGCCACCCTGCGGCCGATCTCGGTCTCGATCTCCTGCGGCACCAGGAAGCCGCCGTCGGGGTTGGACGATACCGAGAAGGCCTTGGCCTCGAGCGTGGTCAGCCCCTGCGCCTCTCCCTTCCTCACATAGGAGTCGAAGGCCTGCTTGTGCTCGCGCGCATGAGGTTGCTGTGCTGTCTCGCCGGAAAGCTGCGGGCGCTTCGCCTTCAGCGTCAGCTCGTCGAGGCGGGCCTTGGCCTCGTCCACCGCGCGGTTGATGCGGTCGACCTTTTCGGCCGTCACCACATCCGCGCTCATGCGCGCCTCGATCTGCGCCAGCCGCTCGTCATTGGCGTCCTTGAACGCCTCGAAGGCCTGCATCATGTCGCCGAAGGCGACCTTGGTCTCAAGTCCACCGTCCATTACGCATTCACCCTTTCTGATGTTGAAACGAAGGAAACCCGCGCTCCGGGGAGCATCGGGAACGTCACGAGCGAGATCTCCCAGAGGTCGATCTCGGTCAGCAGTCTCGAGGCCGTCGCCCTGTCGCGCCTGGCCTTCAATGTCCTGAAGCCGATCGACAGCCCGTCGAGTCCCTTGCTTTCGAGCAGCGAGAAGAGCTCGCGCGCCCTCTGCACATTGCGGTCAAGGCGGCCCGTCACGTGAAGGCCGCGCGCCGTCTCGCGCATGTCGATCCAGGTGCCCACGGGTTCTCCCGCATCATGCTGGAACAGCATGCGCACATCGCGTGGCGAGCGCTTCTTCAGCGAGGCCCGGAAGGCGCCGGGCATCACCACA